CTGATATGACTGCATATGCAAGCACCAACACGGGCAAACTGAGAATTATCAAAACTGCCTCGTCCTTCCAGTCCGATTGACGGGCTTCTAATAATTTTCCCTGGTAAGCTTCTTGTCCACGGGCCATTTTTTCGGCATGCATAAGCTGTGCTTCTGACATTGCCATTTTCGTTCTCTGCTTGTTAGCATAAATTTTACTTCCAGCAGAAACGGCTAGTTTAATTGCCGATAACCACATAAATTAGTACCAAGTAGCTTCTTTTTTCTTTTCAGCTAACATCTTTTTAGTTCCTCTTACTTTTTCCTTGTCTCCAGTAGGAATATAGTTGAAAGAACCATTAGATGTAGTCTTTGATCTAGGATCAACTTCCAAATTTTGTTCTGGAATTTGAATTTCCTTCGATTTTTTATAGTTTATCATAGTTTGTCCTTTTTATTGTTTAATTATATCAACGTCAACTTTTTCTTTACCAATATCAGGCATAGCTTTTTGCAAAATTGTCTTTTCAATCGATGTTTCAGCTCTTAACTCAGCTAAATCTTCGTTTTGATCCATTTTATCTTCAGCAATTTCTTTACCTTGGACTAATTTTGCCTTGTCTAAGTCGTTTCTTGCTTGATCTTGGTCTTTTTTACGTTGATTTTCCATTGCACGTAAGTCAACTTCACGTGATTTTAGTTTTAGAAGAGGGTCATGATCAAATTGTGATGTAATTTTCTTTTCTTCCTTCATAAAATCTTCTGTCATTTCAGAAATTAACACTGCTTTTCGTGCTTCTATCTGTTGAGTCATCTGTTGTAGCTGTTGTGCAGCCATTGGATTCTGTGCTGCAGCTTGTTGCATCGCTTGCATCTGCATTAACTGCTCTCTAAACTCTAATTGTATCTGTTCTTGTGCCATCAAACTTATATGTTCTAAAATATTTTTTTGTATTGCAGCCATAATTGGTGGATTGTTTCTTACCATGTTTGTTGACATAAAATTTAAGTGTGCAGTTATGTGTGCTTGATGGTCTTGACCAGGAAAAGCTTGGAATGGTTTCATTGCCATTGCATCAATGTGTTCTAATGAAGGATCTTTTGGTGCATTTGGCGGAGGTGGTGGTAACACTGCATCAATATTTTTTACACCGATTGCTTCATACATACTTCTGTATACTTGATACAAGTTATGAATTTGTGGTTGTGATGTTGCAAGTTGTAATTGTGTTTGTGCAAGTGTAATTCTTTGCGACATAGAAAATATATTTGGATCAGCAACTGGTACTACATCTATTCTATCATCAAAGTCAGCTTGTTTAATTGTTCTTGCACCACCAATTACATCGTAAGGATATTCTGGTGGTAAGTATTGTGAAATAACTTTTGATAATAATTTAAATTCTTGTTTCATAGCTGCATACAATCTTTTGTGTATTGCAGACATAACTCTTGATCCACGTTCTAATAATGCAATCGTAGTTCCTACAGCTGCATTTTGTTTTGTGTCACCAACTTGCATATCAGCTATTGCAGCAAATCTTTGACCTGCTTGTACAACAACTCCTAATAATTGTAATAGTGTTGGTGATGGTTCTTTATATGGTAATGGAAAGAAAGCTTCTCTTAAATTACCACCCGGTGCATCTACATCTTTAAATTCACCTGGTTGTATTGGTGATGCTTCATCTCTAACTCTAACGCCTCTTTGTTTAAATCCTGCAGGTAAGTTTGCTAACGTACCAGCATCTAATAATTGACGGAGAGCAGACGTTGCCGTTCTGCTCAATCCGCCAATCATATGAATGAGTCCAAATCCGTAAAATCCTAGTCCTGGCAGAAATTTGAAGTGGACGAAGTATTGGATCTTACTTTTCTTTGGCTCATCGGGCGCATAGTTTCTCCGTATAGAGAGAACTAATCGGCTGCCTTCTTCTACAGTTACTATGTAGGGCAATTTTATTCCAGTCGGTTGACCTTGTGCATCAACTTCCTCAAAACCTTCTAAGTCTAAATTAACATGACACTCTAACAAAGTATAAACTGGTTCTTGTTTACCAGATCTTTTTGTTCCTTCTAGTTCACGTTCTTTTTTTTCTAATTCATTATTTGTTGCAACACCTGGAGGTCCTAATTCTACATCTCTGTAAAAACCACTGACTTGTTGTTTTCTTAATTCGTTTTCAGAGATTTTTACAGTATGTATTACGGCTTCCGCATCATCCAAACTTGTTGCTGTGTATGGTACAACTAATTCATCTGCAGGTACAAATTTAGATACAACTCTTCCCATGTTTGTATCGTAGTAAACTTTTTTAAATGTAGATCCTGCTAATGGTAAATGAAATAACATTGAATCAAACTCAGGTTCGTATTCTTTCATCTGATCCATAATTAAATAATTCATGTAATCTTTTACACGTTGTGATTGTTGTTCTGTTGCTGGCGTTTTAGCTCCAATAATTTGTGTTCTTACTGGTCCGTCAGCTGGTAATAATTCTTTGTATGCTTGCGCTTGAAACTGTGTGACTGCTTCTGCTAATACTGGGTGTGTTGCACCTGAAGCACCTTGAAATGGCTCTGACCTATTTTCATATTTAAATCCTAAAAGATCTAAACCATTTGTGTATGATTGTTCCCACTCTTTTCTTGATGCTTTGTAATCTAAATAGTTAGCAACCATGTCACTACCAATAGGTGATAAAACATCGTCTGGTAAAATATCTGCTAGGTTATCAAAGTGTGATTCTGTTCCCGGTATGTTAATAGCTCCCGGTTGAAAGTCAATCGTTGCACCACCATCTTCTTCTGGTGTAACTTCTATTGGTCCTTTATCTGAAACTTCCTCTTGTACACTAACATCCATTTCTTCCTCGTTAGGAAGTTCAACTTTAGTACGTGTATTAGGGAGTCCTTTATCTATATCTGCCATTTATACTCCTATCTATTCTTAACACGATTCATAAGACCTTGCAACCCTTGTGATTGTGGTCCTGACTCTGGTGCTGGGCCTGATTTATCACCGCCCGATAATCCTGCAATACCGCCTCCGGCCATTGGGTTATATGTATTAAATCTAGGACTAAAACCTTCATACCTTGAAGATGTGGGTTCTGTTAAATTAGACATATCTAAATCTATTGGTGTTCCTACTGTTCCTGATGCCCCATAAACTTGTTCTGGACCAAATACGTTAGCCGCGTTGTCAATGCTATAAATTTGTTTAAGAGCATCTTTTGTTAAAAGCAGTTCATCAGCATTCATATTATTTTCTTTTGCAAATTCTTTAATAGCTTCATCTGGAAAACTCATAAACTGTAATTCATTTCTAGCTTTGTCAGAAAACATAGCTTTTCTATAATCAGGAAACAGAGTAGCATCCATTTTAAATGATGGAGCCTGTAATTGTTCAATATTAGAAAATTCATCATCCATTTCCATATCTTTAGATAATTTTTTTAATTTAGTTATTACATTATTAGCTGTTCTGATATCTGTAGCTTCATCTTGCATTCT